AATGCCGCCCACACCTGCGACTGGCGCAGTGGCTTGAACGTATACATCACTGACCCCACTGGTCAGATCGACAACCGTATTCTCTAGGTTGCTGAACGCCGTACTTAATGATCCTATGCTCGAATTAATAATCTGATTTGATTCGTTTACATAGATCGCTACATCACCGAGATTCTGAATTATTACATCTTGTCCTGTCTCTAGGTCTAGGACTTCGCCAGTCTCGATTTGTACGTTAAGAATCTGTTGTTCTAAAACCTCATTCAGGACATCTGCGCCACCTAATACAGTGGTTCCGTCCGTATCATATAGATCAGTGCCTACTGTAGCGCCTACTGTGGCGTTGTCCTCTGGCTTGGCGTCACCTACCACATCGTCAAAATCCACCCCACCGACTGTCGCGGTAATCGTGGACGTGTCATTGTCTGGGTTTCTGTCAGAAACGGCTGTGGCGTCTTCACCTGTTGAGTAAGCCCTAGCTCTTACCCAGTAGTATCTCTGGTCGCCAATATCTAAAGGATCGGCTGTCGTTGAGCCATCATGGAAGAACTGCGTACCGTTGGTCTCACCTACTTTAACTCTGCTTGCCCACGATGAATTCGGAGAAGCGAATATCTCGACAAACAAGACCTCGCTCATGTTGTCTGGGTTCGTCCAGTTCAACTCTATCGACTTCAGCCCTGCCGTAGCACTTAGGTTTGACGGATCAGGAACGCCTCTAAAGCCTTCGATTAGAGCGCCTGTCGAGCTTACCGTGGAATACTCGCCCACCGCTGGATCAGCGTATGAGCCTGAGTCATCTTCTCGCAAGATTAAGTTGATCCCGCCATTGCCTGAGTCGGATAAAGTCCAGCCGAGACAGATAAAGACCTTGTTCGACCAATTGAATTCCGCAAGGCTTAGGCTTACTCGGTCGCCGATTGCGACTTCCATTCCTGACAAATTGGTGGGGAAGGTCACGACTTTTTGTTGATCTGACTGCTGCACTAACTTGTTCGCAATCCGCTGTGCCATGAACCGTGAATTGGTCATGGGTAATTGGATTTCTTTTGTCAGTATCTCGTCATTGTCTCTATTCCGAGCGGCTGTAGTGAACACCTCTGGGAACTCGGTTGACTTATAATTCTGACTCGGATCAATGAATACACCGTTGACCGTGTTAAACCGATCAGATCGCTCTACAGAGGTTTTGACCGATACCGCGCCTGTTAGGCTGTCCTCGTTTAAAGAAACGCTCGGAGCCTCATACACGCCAGCACGAATGACGAACTGCCCATTGGTGTAAGACATCATGCCATTCATGGACGAAAGCAGTTTGTTAATGTTCGTCTTGTGACTATCCGTGCCGAATAGAACACCGTTACAAGTAAACCGCTTTTCTACTCCGCCGGGAACACTAACTGTTGCGTCACAAGCATCAGCCGCAACTACTGCCGCGTCCCAGTCAATCCGATTAGGATTCACGCTCATGCCAAAGTCGGTATTTATCAGATAATCAATCAGACACCAGACTGGGTTCGTGGAATAGGCAATAAAACTAGCATTGTTTACGTTAGGTTTAACTAATTCATCGTCTAGTCGGTAGTCGTAGACCTTCCGCCCTTGAACCAACGCCTTAATGTTCTGTGGCTTATATTGATCCCATGTTTCTTGACTTTTATCGATCAGAGACCACTTGGTGACGATATAAGCAAGACCAGTACCTTTATGATTAGCGCCAACACCTGCAAAGGTCGCGCTCAAGTCAGCGTCAGCGGTTTGCCCTGCTCCGCCTAGCTTCTTGTTGATCTTACATATTGTCTCGCCACCTTTCGGTCCGAATACACCGGAAGTGACGTTACCGCTACCATCAATTGCGGAGCTTGGTATTACCTGGTTATCAAAGTGAATATCTGTAATGGCGTTGACTTCATGCCCAGCTAAAACCACTGCGTGATAAAGGTCGCGATTCTTCGTTCCAGCAACACCGACAAAGGCAATTGGCCCAGATACTAGCGTCTCACCGTAAATAATCTTCTGAGGCTCGACCGTGCTTTTGACCGTGTTCTGTCTGGACTGGTCAGTGTCCATTGTTGGCATTTCGTAAAGGTTGGATATGATCTTGTTTGCGAGCATACCTGCCGCAACAATAGTAGCTGCACCGATGGCAAATGCTGCAAGTCCAGCAGACCCAGCAACAACCGCAGTTCCAACCGCTGATACAAACGCAATAATTGCCGGGACTACCTGTGGCATAAGTTCCAACCCTTTAAAATGTATCGGTCTGAGACCTGAGTAAGCCCTGATTTAGTGACGCAAACTACTGACTCGCCAAATTTAACTCCCATGACTTCACCGACAAGTGGCAATTTAAGTAAACACGGGTCACCGTCTTTTGGTTCGCCTTGACTCTTAAACACCGAGTCCATGAGCGCCTCGAAGCCACCGTGAGACTCTATAATACCATAAGCCTCAGCTTCGTTCGCGTAGGTAATAAAGCGCCTGTAATCGCGTCCTGTTAGCTCTGACGCAACATGAGCAACAAACGAGCAACAATCAGCGTCACCGTAATTGAACTGTCTGCGCTTCCATGAGTTGAATGCGCTTTTAACGCTGCTGGTATCTTGGATTTGACCCACGGCCTTGACCTCCACTGTTGCCGCCAACGCCAGTTCCACTTCCTGCCTTACCCCATGATATCTTGACGCCCTCGATGTCCTTGAGGAACTCAAAAAATAGATCGGTAGAGTCCTTTTTCTGCTGATTGGCATGGGTATATTTAAGGTTTGATGATCGGTCGAACTTGCCCAATTCAGATTCACAAGTAAGGCTAATAGAATCACCACCGCTAGCCCCTGCCGTGATAGACATAACGTCCATGAAGCCAGCCCAAACTTGAACTGGCGTATCTACTAGCGCATCATCTTCGTCTAAGATGCCCATATAAATAGTCACGTCACGCATGAAGTAATCTTCAGTCAATGCCGCGCCTGCCATCGTGGAGTCAAGTGCTGATAAAGTTAAGTTGATTGAATACGCGCTGATCTCTGAGCCTTCTTCAATAGAGGATATTGAACCAAAGTCACCTACGCCTAACCAGTCCTCACCGCCCCAAGTATAAGTCCCCAAGCCATCGTGAACGTATAAAATGCCCGAGGAGAAGTCCAATTCCGCAAACATTACAATCCTGACGGTCTGCGACTTTAGGGCGTTCTTTACGGCTGTGGAGAAACTACGGCTCATGCTAGTACGTCCTCAATAGCTTCAATGATAATCGTGCTATTGAATGGCGATTCTGTTGTCCACTTAGGGTTGTTAGCCATCATAAAGACACCGAAAGGCGCTGCATACTCAACAGCCGCGTTATTAGCCGGGCTTTTTCTAATCGGTGGCGCAATAGACACCTCAACCTCACCGCTGACATTGGAGCTAGCGTTAGCCGTTACAACGTGAAGCTCGTTATTAAATGAAATGTAATCACCTGCCGCAAAATAGTTTGATACTGCCGCAGTAACTCCATCGACCGTTAGAGTTGATCCTGTCTGGTCAGAGCCTTGTACTAATGGTGTCTCTGGTGATACAGCGTTGCCGTAACGAATAGCGCCATAATCACTAATTCTCATTCTGTGCGTCTGACCGTCTAATTTAGAAATGAACGCCATTAAAACGGCTCTATCTTCGGGCATCATATTAGAAAAGGTCATTGTAGTGCGCCAGTGTGAGCCTTTCCTTGATATGGTTTGAATCGAATTAGATAACGGGCTTTGAAATCGCTTCGTGTTAGTCGCTAGCTCAAAGGTTTGGCTTGTTGGTCTGATATCTGGAAAGTTATAAGTTGCCATTACACTAGCCTCTGCCTTCTGAGTAGGTCTTGCACTTGTCTAACCGTCTGCTGTGAAGTCGTTTGCATTGCTGAAAGTATCTTTTGGTCTACATCAGAGCCACCGCCTGAAGCGTCCACGTTGTTGATAATGCTAATTCCACCACCGCCACCGCGCAATGATTCATTTGTTGCTATGCGACCGCTTGAACCCATTGTTAATACTTCTGGCCCTCGCTCACCAACCACATAAGACTCACCCGCTCTTACTTGACCACCCAATGCTCGACCAGATAGTGATTTGGTTGCCGCCCCAAAACCCGTAGCCAATACAGTAGCGAAAGCCGCCGCACCCAAAGCTGGGCCAATAATAGGGATTCCAGCCAGCGCTTTATAAGCGTCCATCGCGGCTGTGTAGCTGCTTGAGATAATCTTTTTGGCGTTTTCGCGCTTTTCCTCGTTCATTAGGTTAACGCCTAGCCTAAATCCTGCCTTCTGCTTCTCTGACTTGTCTTTTAAAAGTAAATCCTCAGCCTCTAGCAAACGAGTATTTAAGGTCTCCGCCCTATCCGCTTTATCCTTTGCCACTATCTCGTCCATCAGGCGGTCGTTTTCTTCGTTTAGCCTTATCGCTTCGCTTCTGCTTGCTAAATCAGCTTTTAGCAGTTCCAGCCTCTCAGCCGCTCCGTTTGCTTCGATCTCAGTCTTAGCTCGCGAAAATTCTTCTGCGTCAATTAGCTCTGCTGCCCTAAAGGCTTTCATTAACTCTATTCTTTCGTTTTCAATCCTAAAACTCTGCTCTAGGCTTGTTTCATTGAGCAGTAGCATATCTTGTAGCTGTTGCTGTGCGCTTTCCTTAACCGCTTGCGCCTCACGCTCTGCCGCCTCTATTTTGCGGTCTGCCGCCTCGCCAGCTTGCTCGCCTTCTTGTGCGTACTGCTCGCCTTTCTTTTTTAATACTTCCAGATATCCAGTGTCTATTTCTTTAAGCGACCTCATTGTAGCTTCGCGCTCTTTTTCTCTAGCCTCTAAGTCTTTTTCTGCTTGAGCCTGAACTTTTAATCCTTTAACAATCTCTTGCTGTTGCGCTATTTGGTTGTCTAAAAAATATCCCGCTAGGGCAGTATTATTGGCCTTCCTTTCCTGAAGTTTTGAAAGTCTTTCTTCTGCCGCCGTCAGTTGCTCTGTGGTTGTAGCTGTATCAGATTGAAGCCGAATCATTACGCCAAGGTTGTTTAAAAACTCAGTGCTTGATCGCGCTAAATCCTCAAATACCTGTCCAGCGCCAGCTTGAGCAATAGTTAAAAACAAACTATCAAAGCTATCGCCGAGGTTAGATATCGCGCCATCTAGGGTATCCGCTCGCTCTGCCATAGCGCCCGCGAACTGTATCTGCCCCAAGCCCATCAAATAGGCTTCAATCTCAGCCGCATTTTTACCTATGGTTGTAGGTAGCCCTTGAAAAGTAAATGTAACTTTATCAAGCTCTGATCTTGCTGTAATACCAAATTCTTTTAGTCTTTCAAACTCACCAGTAGCCGCATCTGCGACCGCCTCAACCATTTGATTAAGGTCTCCGCCTAATGAAGCCGCTGTGTTACCGTAAGACTGTAAGGCTTCCTCGCTAGGGTCTAAACCTAATGCTTTCAGTTTGACAAATGCGTTGGCAACCTGCGCTAGGTCGAATGGAGTGGTTGCGGCAAAGTTTTGGATTCTGGCAAAGGCTCTGTCGGCTGCTTCTTGAGAGCCTGTCATCGTAACCAGTGAGGCGTTGATCTTATCGAACTCACGCGCTACTGAGATGGTTTTCATGCTAGCGCCAACAGTGGCAAGTGATGCCGCCATTGTAGCCAAAGCCGCTGCATTAGACTTAGCCGCAGACTTTACTCTACCAAGAGCCGCTGAGTATTTACTTTGCTCTACGGAATTATTACGGGTTTCTGTTGCTACCCTTCGATTTGAACGGGCATAGTCATCGTTTGCCGCTTCTGCACTGTCTGCCGAACGCTTAACGTTCTTGAGACGCGCTGACGCCTTACTAAGATCACTGGTATCCGCTTTAAACTGTAGAGTTGCTACTTCAGTGGCCATATCGGTTTTGCCTCTCTAAAACTTGCCAACTTGACTATGGCTTGAACTTCCCAAAACTGTAAATCGTGACCCGTTAAACGCATGAAACTTTCAATCTCTGAAAACGTGTACTCAGTCAGGCTGTTGTACGCTTCCCATGCGTTATTCAGGACACCCGAAAATGGCGGTCTGTCTCTCAGTTGTGGCGGCTCTCTCCCCGTGCTCTTTTCTACCTGTTTAAACGTCTGGTAGCGGCTGACTGTTGATTTTTCTGGGTATGAATGAAGCCAAAACAACCAGCGACCATAGGTTACAAATTCATCAATCAGCCTTTGGTAAAATTTTCGCGTTCACCGCAAAAGTCTAAGACGCGCTCCACGTTAACAGGTGAATTGTCGAAAAGGCTTTTACACGCCTCAGCCGTAAACTTGACCGCTTTACCGTCCTTGGTAATGTTTCCCCAATCAATAATCAGCGAGCAGACAAAATCAACATCGAGCGGCATAAAGTCGTAGTCATCAAAATTCGTCTTTGACTCTTGCAAGTCAATGATGTTCTTGCGCTGCTTCCTCTTTGCCATTCTAAACGCTGGTGAATCTGGGCCTTGTACGACTACATAAGCGTCAGCAATCTTGCCGTCTGAGCCTATGAGTTGGCACTTAGCACCAGACTCGTGCGCCTGCTTCGTTACTAGCGATTCCAACTCCATAAATTATGCCGCTGTTCGTGTAATAACGATGTTGCTTGCATCAGAGCTATCATAAAGACCGACAAACTCCATCGCGATAGTAATAGCGCCTTCACCAGATACGTCAGGCTGTCCGCTGTTGTACTTCACGTTGCCTAGCTCGATTAGGTAGTCATTACCTGCCAAGTCAGTAAGAGTTAACGCGATGTTTGATGATGTCTCGTTTAAGAACTTCTCATAAAGCGCCTTTGACTCAAAGTAAGTCGTTAAAGTACCAGTGACGCGAGACTTACCAATGGCTGGGCGGTTAGTGGTCTGGCTACCGACCGAGAATAATGGCTCAATGCCGTTTTCTAGGGTCATTTCCAAAGCCGTAACCGTAGCGATAGATGATCCGCCCTCGTTAATTGACCCGGTGAATGAGTCAAAAGGTGAATTACCAGCGTCTGCCGAATAAGTGCTTGATGCGACCTGAGTCGTGTTAGTAGTTAAGTCTTTACCGATCACGCTGAAGGTTAAGCCAACCATCGCGTTAGGCGATACTGACAAAGCCATAGAGTTGACTTCACACCCTGTGTATCTGTGGTATTCAGGTGTGGCTAGGTCTCCAAACTTTCGCTCAAACGTAAATGATCTGCGAGTCGTTCCCGCTTTCAGTACGTCAGTCGTCCAAGTGCCGCATAAAGCCGCTTCGAGCATATCTTCAAACGCTTCGTATTCAAGCTCACTCGAGATATCACCAGAAACCGACTTATTGCCGTGTCTAAAGTCTTCTACCTGTCGGTCACCGCGCAACTTCTCAGACTCGATAGCGTCTTTGGTAATCGCTAAAGTCGTTCCAGTATGGGGTAATGGTGTCCATGTAGGCGTTGATGGCGTAGTGCCATAGGTTCCTTCGGCTACATAGTGCAGGCTGTGCTGTGCTCCATTTGCTATAGTCATGTTCGTGCCTCTGTAAATGTCTGAATTGATATTGACACTGGCACAAAGTACCAAGCATCTTCTATTTGCGCAGTTCCCACTTCAACGGTTCTGATTCTAATGTTCACACTATTATACGTTAAAACAGTGCCTCGCTTGAAGTGGTCTGCGATTGTATCGAACAAAGTAGTCCTACCCGATCCAGATGGCTGTACCACGTCAATCTGATATATAGCGTCCGTTACGTCTTTGCCGCTTCCACCAAGGCTTGCTTGCTCAGTGGCGACAGGTAAAAACCGAGGGCGCAAATAAGTCGTGCGAGTTGTTGGCTCGTAGTTAATGTTCGGCCAAGCAATAGGCGTTGAGTCCATAGAGTCTAAATGGCTATCGAGCGCTGCTTGAATGTCATTTATAAAAGTAGCCATTAATTAGCCGCCTCTCTGATCGCTTGTGCGTACTTCGCAACATTCCGTCTCAGCATACCCTCTGGGAATCTCTTACTGTGACCGAACTCAATCGGAACCGCATAGGGCAGGTTATTGGTTAAGTAAAAGGTATCGCCAAAGTTAACTCTTGCGACAGTAGATGAAACCTCACTAATCTTGCTCGCCTTTGAGGTTATTCCTGCCTCTGTTAATTTGGGCGCATTGATAGACGGCATCCAGTTAGATCGAAGCCGCCCTGACACAAATGGCGTGTCCTCAATTACAGCAGACGACAGGCTTAGTAGCGTACCTCGGACGATCTTTTCGCCCCACTGCTCTAACTTGTCTATTGCTATGCTCACGGTTGCCATTACTTCTGCATCTCCAATACGCAATAAACCTGTGTTCCAGCAGGATTAACCTGCGTCACGCTAATTACGCGGAACTGCTCACCGTCTATTGTTGCAACATCGTCTACCAAATAATCACCGCTTTCTGCATTTGCACTGATTCTAGTGCCAGCCATAACCGCTCTCTTAGGCTGTCCAGATTTAGATGAACCGATTTGAGCGTCATCAAACTGCCCTATAACGCACTTCTTCGTATAGGTAGATGATGTGTTGCTCGTTACACCAGTTGCTGGATTATACGCGTCCTGAGTCTGCCGAGTAAAAGTCACATCTCTGCCAAAAGTAGTAATCAGCCTTGTCGCTGTTTGATTAAGAGGCGTGTAGTTGTAGCTCATGCCCGAGATACCATCGCCATCGGTCTGATTAACTTTCTGAGCGCCCTTGTGACCGCGGGAATAGACCGCTTAACGTCCGCATTATTTGCGTAGGTTACCTGTAGGTCACCGACTTTTTCGCTTATGGTGCGTCTGTCAGAGGCTGTCATGCGTGAATCACCGTCAAGCTCTGCCTTGATAGATTCGTAAACAGCGACCTTTAGCTCGTTTGGCATCTCGTCACTGTCAATGTAGTAGCCGTCAATTACCACTTGGTCACGCGGCCACTGTAATGCTTGGTTCTCATCGGACTTTTCACCAATGAAATTAAGGCTTTCGATATAGTCCATGGCTCGATAGATTTGCTGAGTCACCGCTGAGTCAGTGCCGTAAGTAACACCACGCTTGTCAGCCCAAGCCTTAAACTCTGCCAGTGTAACGTAGCTGTCAGCGCCAGAAACAAGTGTGCCGTCCTCAACAACAAGTGCCATCTCTTAGCCCTCTTTGACTTTATAGCCGCCCAGCTTGTAGTTTTCGACCTCTGAAACATGGACGTTTGCTTGCTTGCCATCGTCTCGGATCATAACTACTAAATCGGATTTGGGTTTTGTTACGCGCTTTGTTTTCTTTTCCATAAACACCTCAAAAGATCAGGGGAGCCGAAGCCCCCCATCACATTTAGCCAAGCAATGTAGCAATGAAGTTTGACTTCCAAGCCTTCACGCCCCAAGCCGCTGCCACTTCGATCATGGTCTTGCGATATCCCTTATACACGCGGATTTCGAATACCAGACCTGAGTGTGGGTCTTGGATAAGCATTGCATCGTCAGCAGAATCGCCGCCCTGTGGTACAGCAGGCGCTCGCATTGCCAACTCTAACGCTCGTCTGTGGAACGCTACGTTTGCAGTGTAACTGTTGCCGACAGTGATCGCATCATCATTAGCTTCTGCAGCCAGCAAGCCGGGAGCACCCAATGTGAATGACCCGCCAGAAAGTGCGCTGTTTACAACGTACTTAGTAGCGGTTCCTGCGAAGGTAACAACGTCACCAGCCAAGATAGTACCTGAACCGCCATCAGCCGCAATGACAGTATCGCCAATCGCTGAAGAAGCATCGTTCAACAGGTAGCTAGCGCCTGTGCCCTTGGTGTGTGACTTGATCTGCGCTGACTCACGGATACCTAAGCCCTGAAGGTCTAGCAAAATGCCTTGACGTAAGAGGTCAGAACCGCCAGCCTCGTTCGCTTTCTGCAACTGCGCCAACTGGCGAAGGTTAGTGCCTGCCAAAGTGTTCAAGACAAGTGAAACCTGTCCGTCATTCTGTGGCATACCGTTGTCGACAAGAATCTGTCGGATTTCAGCAACTTCAGAGAAGTTTGAGCCGAAAGGTGTAGTCGCAGCAGTACCAAATGCGCGAGATGAATTAGTGTAGGCTTCGGTAGCCATGTCTGATTCGATCTCGTTAACAAGTGTACGCATGGCTTGCGTGATCTGGTCA